TACTGATCCTGTTGATTTTTGTTTAACTGCTAATTTCTCTCTTTCTTCTTCAGTTAAAGGAGGCAATACTTCAACATTAAAAGCTTTAATATTTTGTGGCTCCATTAGTTCTTGACCATTACGTTTAACTTTTGCAAATATTTGACATTCTGCAGCTAAAAGATGTTCGTAAAGAATATGGGGTATATGCCACCCTTCTTCATTATTAAAAGGTATATATTTTTTAACTGCTTTACCACCATTAATTTCTCTATTACCAACTGTAAATATCTTACCTGCTGATTCTCTTTCAAGAGGGTCATTAGATCTTACAATAACTCTTATAAGTTTCATTGCATGTAAATCTCTAGCACCTTCTAATTCAACACCATTAACTTTAAAATCATTTGCAATTAAATCTTCTTCTGTTAAAAAAACAACATTTGATTTTACTTCAGGTTCTAATACTGCAACATCAACATCATCAGTTGCTATTAAAGCTTCTTCTAGCTTTTCTCTTTTACTATTAAAATGCATAGTTACACCTCTATTACTTAATTCGTCACTAATTTGTTTGGATGTCATTTCTTGTATGTTCATAATATCTCCTATATTAAGTCTTCCCCACATACGTAGTATGTGAGGAAGACAAGCTTAATTAAGCTTTTTTACACCAAATGATTCCTAGACGCTCAGGACGTAAAGCCATGAACCCATAGTACCACTTGATTGAGTAAAAACCCTTTTCACCGTAAGGGTCATTCACGTCAGCAGTCTCTTTACCTGGCTTCTTGTGAGTAGTAGTGAACTTAAGGCTCTTACCATCAGTTTGGAAACCAATAGTAGTAAATGAACCGTCACCTACACAAAGCATAGGGAAAATGTCTGCAGCAGATGCACCTGCACCTGAATCATATTGCATTTCAGGAACTACAACAAAACGGAACTGATCTACTGAACCAATCTCACCGTTAAGAATTGTAGAAGCGTCAGCGTATTTTTCTACACCAACAAATCCTGAACCAACACCTGAACCAGATATATCAGTCATCTTACGTACCATTGGAATCAAATCTGGACCAATGTACATAATACGTCCACCATTAACAGTTTTAGTATCTGTCATACGAGAACCTGAAATAATCTTAGTTTGCTTAGGTGTCTTGTTGTTATCTAGCGCAATAGACAATGTCATCAAGTCATTGTAAGTTGCTACAGCATTAACGTTAGCTTTTGCTGCTCCACCAATGAAATAAGCAGTACCGCTAGAAGTAGCAGTATTGATTAGATCTTTTTGCAACTGTGCTTCAGTCATTTCTGTAGCACCAACCATCATTTCTTCAGTGATGTGTGACATCAACTCTGAGTCTGAATCAAAGTCTAAAGACTCTTGAGTGTACTCAGTGAAGAAACCTTGCTTGATAAGTGAACCAGTAATTTGTGTACGCTTGAAACCTACACGGTTAACTCTTCCACCATTCTCAGTCAATGCAGGAAGACGATCAGCAATTACACCAACGTCTTTTGATGAACCATAAAGGTTACCATACATTTGCTTAGTACTACCACCAGAACCAGCTGCAGTAGTTGCATTAGCCTGAGTTGCATAAAAACCAGCATGAGTTGCAGTTGCTGCTGTATGTCCAGTACCACCTGTTTGTAATACACCTGCAGCATTCCAAGCCATGAACTTAGTACTAGTTTGAATCAGACCGTCAGCATCAATACCTTGGTCTGTTGTATTCAAATCATCTAGTAATGGTTGATATACATCTTGCTTGATTGTCTTACCATGATGTTTAGGCATAGCCCTAACATCTGCCAATGGCATAAAGTACTGAATGTCACGTACTTTAATAAGCGCTTTCTTAAAATAAAAGTCAGTGCGCGCTTGTGCACCTACATTACTGGCGCCATTTGCGCCTGTGCCGTATTCTAAAGCCATATTATTCTCCTATAGCTGTATTAAAAGAGAAAGACTATACATCGGCTAATTTCATGAATTCTTCATCAGTCATACCTAAGTAATTAGCTGATGCAGCTTCAGTCTTACCCGCAGTCTTTCTTGTTCCTGCTGCAGCTTTACGCTTTTGTTTTACAACAGCAGGGTCCTGTGCTTTAGCCTTCGGTACAGATGCAGGAGGAGGTCTAACAGATTCCTGTTGATTACTTAGTGCTCCTTGAGATTGTAGATGTTCAGCTACTTGTCTATAAGCGACAACATCAGGTACTTGTAGTCTTCCTAATGCTCTCTCAGTATCAACAACTGACTGTACTTTATCAAAAACTCCATTAAATACATGGTCGTTAATGATAGATATAATCTCAGGATTGTCAGATATTAAGTTTTTACTTTCGTTATCCCACTCTTTAGCTAAGATGTTTATTGTCTTATCAAAAGATGGAGTATCTCGAATATCATCAATTGCTTGATTAATTTTAAACTCTTTATCTGATACACTGTAATTATTAGGTTTATATGTTACTTCCTCATCAGTATCTATATCTAACGGATCAATACCACTGTCTTTTATAAGCTGAGCAATTGCTTTAGGGTCTTTTTTAGAAAGGTCGATTAGATTGTTAAGTTTGTTTTGATCTAACAATCCTTCTTTTTCTAAAGTACTTACTATCTTAAGATTAGGACTTAATGTCTTCATCTTATTATGATAGTCAGCGCCTTTTTGCATTAAAGATATTGCATCGTCAATGTTATCAACTTGCATCATCCGCTTGCTAGCTTTAAATGGTGCCATTATCCGTTTATATGCTGCTTCGTAATCAATCTCAGCTTGAGAAATATCTTTCTTTTGTTTAGCTGTATTGGTATCTTCAGTAGCATCTGTATCTTCAGACTCTAACTCTACAGTATCTTCTAATGTTTCGTCTTCTAGTTGAGTATCCTCATCTAGGTCAGCTACTTCATCTTCTAATATCTCTTCATCAGATTCTTCCGTATTACTTTCAGACTCATCCGTTTCCTCATAGGGGTCGACCCCATCAGGATTTACTTCTTCATCTTCACTTGCTACTTCTTCAGAAGTTTGCTCTTCTTCAGGAGTATCAATTTCTTCAGTGTCTTCTTGAGCTTCAGCTTCTTCTGCTGCAATTAAATTAGCTTCAAGTTCACTTAAATCTTGTTTTAAAAATTCTTCATCATCCATTCCTAGAGGACTATTTACTTCAGCCATTGCTTAAGTCCTCCTGTAATATTTGAGTTCTAGCATCTTCATCTTCTCTGTATGCTTGTTCTGCTTGTGTACCTCTTGTTAATACACTATCAAAGAAATTACTTAACGCTCCTATTCCATAAATCATGTTGTCAATGATTTCTTGTTGTTCTTTATTTAAAGAACTAGCTTTTGCCATAACTAATCTAGCTGCTTCTTCTTTAAAGTAGTAATCTAAGATAACTTTTTTAAATTCTCTATTTTTAAAAAGTTTTACTGTACTATTTTTGACATCGATAAAATGCTTAGCTTGCTGCATATTATCATCTAATTCTTCTAATTGTTCTTCTATGCTCATCGTGTGTCCTCTTATTGAGATAAAAACAAAGTATTGTTAATAACTTAAATAACAAATCTCTCCTATTTTTTAAATAAACTAATTTGTGATACAAACTGTCTATTTTCGCGATTATATCACGATTTTTTCTAACCTTACTGACCATTTAACATTGGATCATTAATTATTGCATCTGCAAATTTATTATCCATTGCATTTTGTTGATCAACTTTTTTCATGTTTTCTTCATGTTGTCTACCAACACCAGACTCTTGTTCTACAAAATTTAAGTCTTCCATATCAGACTTACTATTTAAGTTTCTAGACTTAGATATTTCAGTCTGAGTCTTAGCTTTCTTGTATTCTACATCTACTGCATTTTCTGCTGCTTTTGCAGATTCATTCTGTATTTGAGCTTGTAGTAATTGCATTTCAAGTTGAGCTTTCTGTTCAGCCATTGGATTTGGTTGTGGCTGATATTCTTTAATTTGTTTAGCTAAATCAGGCATCTTACGCAATCGAGCAATATCTGATAATATTATCTGTGACATACTTGGGTCCATATTATTACCCATTGTTTGTAACATAAAAGATAGTTCTTGTGCTTTTTCGTTGTCAGCTTCAGCTGTAGATATATTTAACTTAATATCATACATACCACCCAAATCTTCACGATTAATAGCAACAAACTCTTCGTTAGTTACTCTAATTATCTCTTGGTCAGATAAAAACTCTGAATTCATAGATATTATCTTACGACCTATTTGATTAATACCATCTGCTAATCTTCTAAGTATTCCTAACTCACGTTTAGATGCTGCATCTAGTGCACTTCTAATACCTGTAGCTGTATTACCTAATGCTGCGCCACTAATACCACTATTAAATGCTTTAACACCTGTTAATGATTCTGCTTCGTTATTTTGAAGATTTAACATGTTTAATGCACTATTAGGTATTTCAGGATACGTATCCATGTGAAATGCTTGTCTAGG